TCAACATCAATACTTCAAAAACACAACTGGTTTATATTGACTTTCAATGGTTGGGAGTTGGTAGAGTTCGTTGTGGTTTCGTTCATAACGGGCAACTTATTCTAGCACACCAATATTATTGTTCTAATGAACTTGATGAAGTTTATATCGCAAATCCTAATCTACCAGTAAGATGTGAGATACTAAACACAGGTACAACATCTGGTGGTTCATTTGATCAGATTTGTTCCACTGTTATGTCAGAAGGTGGATATGTTGAAAGTGGTATTGACTTCATGTATATGATGACGACATCTAGGTCAGTTGCTGGTGGTGCTACTCTACCAGTATTAGCAATTCGTTTGAAAAATACATTCCAATCTTATCCAAACAGAATTTCGGTTAGGTTAAATAATATTGCTTTGTATCCTTCTGGAGAAACATTTTCATTCCAAATTGTTAAATTACCAAGTCAATCAAACTTGACTGGCACACTTAATTGGACCGATGTTGATACCAATAGTGGCGTTCAATATTCAGTTGGTGCTACTGGTTATACGGCAGGAAGTGGCGATGCTTTATTTGGTGGTTTTGTGACTGCTGGTTCGTCACAGAACTCTTTGGCGTCTGCTTCGACAGGTTCTATTTCTGCTGCCAAGAAAAACATTATTGTTCAAAATTTTGACTCTACTTCATCAGAAGTATATGTTGTGTTAGCAACAAATATTGGTAATAACTCTGGAACAATTAGAGCAGCACTTCAGTGGAGGGAGATTTACTAATGAAAAAGAAAGTTCCCACAGAAAAAGAAATCGCCAAGAAGCATGGTGTGTCTGTTGAAACTATTATCAAACAGGCAGAAGTTGGTTCTACTGTAGAGCGAGAGCATGTCACTACACACGAAGAAGCATATGGTATTGCTCTCCAGCATTTAGATGAATTCCCAGATTACTATACTCACTTACTTAAGATGGAAAAAGAACTAAAGGCACAACATAAAAAGAAAAGAACTGTCAAGGAGATGCGAGAGATTTGCGAAAATCACATTGCAGTTGCCATGGGCAAAGAACTTGATGACGAAGGTTCAATGATTATGAATCAATTAGATCAAATTGAAATGCATTGCAAGAGACTTAGAGAAGTCATTGATGAACCAACAATGCAAGTTCCTGCTTGGGTTCAATCCAAGATCACTCTAGCTACAGATTATATGGATGCTGCGGCTAACTATATGTCAAGCAAGAACGAAGAAACCGAAAAAAAGTCTCTAGGCGAGTCAGCATGGACTCGCAAAGAAGGTCAAAATAAAAAAGGTGGACTCAACGAAAAGGGACGTAAATCCTATGAACGTGAGAATCCTGGAAGCGACCTTAAAGCACCTTCAAAGAAGGTTGGAAATCCCCGCAGGGCGTCGTTTTGTGCCAGAATGAAAGGCATGAAAAAGAAACTAACCTCAAAGAAAACAGCAAACGACAAAGATTCACGTATCAATAAATCCTTGAGAGCTTGGAATTGTTGACATAAATGTGTGTAAACTGTAACTTGACGATACAGCATTTACCTATATAATAAGATTACCGTCTCAAGGTAAGACACATGGATACTAAAACATGCCCCAAATGTGGGGCTTGCTGGATTGGTGGTCAACACTTCTGGTCTGGCACAAACAAGAAGGGAGATGAAACAGAACTCGCTTCTCTGGTGTGTGACAAGTTTGGTGACGATACCTGTATCAATCCAGCAAGAGGAACCACTAAAGGTGATGGGTGGGAGAAAAGATTAAATAGTATGGAAGAAATAGACAACGACATTAGAAGAGCAAATGAGTGATAATGTATATCTTGGTAATCCTAATTTAAAGAAAGCTAATACTCCTCTTTCGTTTACAAGGGAACAGATTGAGGAGTTTGTTAAGTGCAAAGATGACCCTGTTTATTTCGCCAAGAACTATGTAAAAATTATTTCTCTCGATGAAGGTTTGGTTCCTTTCGAGATGTATGATTTTCAGGAAAGACTCATCGAAAATTTCCACAATCATAGATTCAACATCGCAAAACTTCCTAGACAGACTGGGAAATCAACAACAGTTATTTCGTATCTACTGCACTATGCAGTGTTCAACGACAATATTAAGATTGCCATTCTAGCAAACAAAGCGGAAACGTCAAGAGAACTTCTGTCTCGTTTGCAGCTGGCGTATGAAAACCTTCCTAAGTGGATGCAGCAAGGCATTGTAGCATGGAACAAAGGTTCTATGGAACTGGATAACGGTTCCAAGATCATCGCTGCCTCAACGTCTTCTAGCGCAGTTAGAGGAAACTCTTTCAACATCATCTTCCTTGACGAGTTTGCGTTCGTTCCCAACCACATGGCGGAACAGTTCTTCTCGTCTGTATATCCTACCATCTCGTCTGGTAAGACCACAAAAGTTATTATCATTTCTACCCCACAGGGTATGAACATGTTCTACAAGCTGTGGCACGACGCAGAGCGCGGCAGGAACGGCTACGTGCCCCTAGAAGTGCATTGGAGTGCAGTTCCTGGAAGAGACGAAGCATGGAAGCAAGAGACCATTAGGAACACCTCTGAGAGGCAGTTCACGCAGGAGTTTGAATGTGAGTTCTTAGGATCAGTTGATACTCTCATCTCAGCCTCGAAACTACGTTCGATGGTATTTGAAGATCCTATTCAAGATAATAGTAAAGGTCTGAAGGTTTATGAAGAAGTAAAACCAGACCACGACTATATCATGACGGTTGACGTGTCGCGTGGAACTAATAACGATTACTCAGCTTTTGTCGTATTCGATATCACAACACTACCCTGGAAAGTGGTCGCCAAATATCGCAACAATGAAATTAAACCTATCCTATTCCCAAATATCATACAACAAGTTGCTCTAAATTACAATAAAGCATATATACTTGCTGAAGTGAATGATATTGGAGAACAAGTAACAAACATCCTTCACTATGATTTGGAGTATCCAAATATTCTGATGTGTGCCATGAGAGGCAGAGCTGGTCAAATTGTGGGTCAGGGATTCTCTGGTACTAAATCCCAACTTGGTTTGAAAATGTCAAAGGTGACTAAGAAAGTTGGTTGCTCAAACTTAAAGACACTAATTGAAGATGACAAACTCTTAATTTCAGACTATGAAATTATTAGCGAACTTACTACATTCATTCAAAAAAATCAATCATTTGAAGCTGATGATGGTTATAACGATGACTTAGTAATGTGTCTTGTTCTGTTCTCATGGTTAGCGGTTCAACCCTATTTTAGGGAAATGACAGATAACGATGTTCGCAAACGTATATACGAAGAACAGAAAAATCAAATTGAACAGGACATGGCACCATTTGGATTCATATCAGATGGATTAGATGATGAAGAAAAATTTGTGGATGAAGACGGTAATATTTGGTACATGGATGGATATGGCAATCCTTACGCAGATGTAGAATACATGTTAGGTTTCTAATGGATATCGAAGATCAGTTTTCTTTAGAGCATCTTTTATTCAAAGAAAGAAAATGTAGAGTTTGTGGCATAACTAAAGACTTAATGACTGATTATTATATTATTAGGAAATCAAAAAAGTATTTACCATCTTCTTATTCCTATGAATGTAAAGATTGCACGATTAAAAGAATTTTAAAAAGCAGAGAGAAAAAGGAAAATGTTTTGTGGGAATATCCTAATTGGTAAGTTCATGCATTGTTTCCCCATTTGAAATAAACATTTTCATAAATATTTCTAGATTAAAATGAACTACTTTTCACGAGGAGAAAAACATGGCAGGTCAAGTATCACCTGGAATTGTTCTAAGAGAGCGTGATTTAACAGCACAAACTATTGTAAATACCCAAGCAAACACTGCCGCACTAGTAGGTAGTTTTGAGAAGGGTCCAGTAGGAACAATTACTAACATTTCAACAGAAAGAGAATTGGTCGAATACTTCGGTAGACCAAACAATAGCAACTACGAAGATTGGTTTACCGCATCAACTTTCCTATCATACGGCGGTCAACTACAAGTAGTAAGAATCGAAGATGCGCTTCTAAAGAATGCCGTTTCAGAAGCTGGTTCTGTAATTACAGACGCAACTAAACTATTTGTAGTTGATGCCGATCCATTCACGGTTGGTGACGTTGTAAAAGTTGATGACGAATATTTTGAAGTTACCGCAAAGTCTGTTTCTGGATCAGAAAATCTAACAGTAACCAGAGCAAGACTAGGTTCCACAGCAGTTGATCATGCTGCAGGAGCAACTGTAACTAAGTGGTCTTTCTCGAACTCAGCAACAA